AATCAAGTCCAGCAGAGTTCGCAACTTCAGTATAATCATCAAACGTTTCATTAAATACTTTACCCCGTTCGTTAGCGATTATTTTTGCTCCTAATACCAACGCCTTGCGATCATCCATAGTCAGACCCGCGCCACCTTTTTGCCACTTCTCTATTGCACCGACCACTCTATTGGCAAGAGGCATACCTTCGGGAGTTCTTGCATATTCTGATTCCCTGACTACTGATTGCGGGTCTGTTAATTTATTGTACATACTAATCAGAGCTTGATCTAATGGGTTATTATTATTTATTTTCCCATCCCTTGCGTGTTTAAGCAAAGAATCCATCGATTTGACCTGTGTGTTTATGGTGATATATTCCTTGACTTCAGGCCTATTGATAAACTCTTTCCGCAAATCAGCAAGCATTTTGACATCATTTTCTTGTCTTGCTCCATAATATCTCTCCTTAAACTTCTGCTCATTCGGAGTTAACGCAAACGCCGGGTTTCCTGTTTCCTGATACTTCTGTTCTTTCGCACGGATCAACTGCATGGCCCATGATTTATCATCGGGCATTTTCCGTTCAAACCCTTTTGCCCCCGGCACAATCTGCGGCTGCGGAGGAATCCCGAACACGTCCTGGCCGGGTTGGATGTCCACTCCCCGCTGCTGTTTCCCCCATTCATCCTGCATTTGTTTCTGATAATCAAGTTCCTGCTGCTCTAAAGGATTAAGGGTTTGTTTCTCCTTTAGTTTATAAAGCCAGTTCTGTTTTGCTCTGTACTCATTAAGTAGCAACTCGGTTTTCAGTTTCTGTTCATTAGCCTTGATGTCAGCAAATTCCCTGACACCTTCGGTAATGTTTTTCATAAACGTATCAGTAAACGATTTAGGCATTTAACACCTCTAACTTAACATATAGTTTGAGTACTGCGGCTGGTCTAATAACTTTTGCAATAACTTATCCGTCCCCGACGGGAACATTGAAGATAATCCTGCCGTAACCGCCGTCTTTGCACCTATCCCCAAAATCTCGGCCAGCCAGTTCGTTCCTTCTTTTTCCGGGATATACTGAGCTGACGGTGTTCTTCCGGATAATGACGCTAACTGGTTAAGCCAGTTCCCGCGAGCGGTCTCGCCAAACTGCGATTGCTGGAAGTTAAGGTTAGATAACGCGTCGGAAATATCCCCCGCTTCAGATACACCTATACGTCCAAGCATTTTATCCAATGCTGGGCTTTCAGAAACGCCCCGTCTCGCAGCGGACGATTTGATCTTGCCAGCTACGCCGGAAGATGTAGGACTGCCCCAATACGTCTGATGGATTTTCTTCTGGGTCCTGTCAAATATATCCGCCCAGTCCGGCGATATTGCTCCGTACATATTCTCTGGATTATACCCCTGCAACGTTTTCCACCATAACTGGCGCGCACCTTTCGCTTCAGGATACTCCGGGGCCTGGTCCCACCGGGCAGGTTCGTCTTCGCCCTGTAATCCATCAAACAGATCGCCGAACCCTTTATACCCCTCAAATATGGTAAAATCCTTAAACTTCATCTCACTCCTCCACGGTTATATTCTGCGCTTTTAATCGTTCAAGGGCCATCTTCCGAATCTCGGCCTGGATAAGTTTTTCCTGCTCTGCTTTTTCTCTTGCCCGTTCCTCTTGTAATGCCAGTTCGTCTAATTTCTTTATGTTCGGGACCAACCGCGTTCCGTTGAATTTATACATCCTGTGCGGGTACACTAAATCCAAGTCGCGCATATCGTCTTTTATCACGGTTTTCTTATACCCCGGCTCCTGCGGCATAACCGCGTCATCTTGGCTCGATAATGAGTATACCTCGCCCGATGTTTCGTTATAAATACACCACGTCCCCGCATGGGCTGACGTTGCCATGCTCAATACCATCGCTATCATCAGTACATAATTCATGTCAAATCTCCTTGTTATTGTAACGGCACCCAGAATATGAACGCGGACGAGTACCCGCCCGTCGCAGTCGCCTTATAATAATCGCCCTTTTTTACGGGGATAGTAGCTGAGTTATAACTGTTATAAAACCCGCCGCCGTTACCCGTACCGTAACTTACCGCAGCAGCAGCGCGGATTGTTGTCGGGTTAGACGCGGCGTCGGAGTATATCAGCACTTCGGCGTCCTGCGCGGATGCGGGAGTGATGATCGTCGCGGTAGCGAACCCGTCAGTTGTCGCCTGGTACGCCGTATTGATTGTTTTTTCTGACCAATCGCCAAATTCTTTATTATCGTCTTCATTGTTGATGAGCGTGATATTGCCGCTGGAATTGTTATAGAACGAACCTAACAACTTATAATACGTATACCCCGTAGGCGAAGTCGCTGACGTGCTTATGACTACGGTAAATACGGTATCCGTTACCGCCGACGCTACGGCGTAAACGTAATACGTCGTGCTGACCGCTTCCGCACCGGCATCAATATTAGCCCAGGTAACTGTCGTAGCGGACGTATTCCGTAACATTAACCGTATCGCACCAGTAGAGTTCGATACTACCACCGATCCTATTCCCACAGTCAACGTCGCTGCGGATAAATACGATACCACCGCACCCTGCCTGTACCCAGCAAGCGCAAGGTCAAGCGCGGCGTTGTTCTCGCCTATCCTGTCATCAACGTCGGATATTACGTCAGTATCCGCGGGCTTCGATTTCGACCATCCCGTTGCGGCGTAACACGGACTGGATAACGATAGTACCAGTAAGACGGATATAAACTTTTTCATAGCGTCTCCTTAACTTGAAGTGTGATAAAAAAACTCGCCATTAACTATTTTTGTGCCGGAGTTTGTCCATCCCCCGCCGGCGTATGTCTGGTAAACATTGACTATTTTCGCGCCGTTATTCATGAGCGCGCAGGCAGGGTCAGTGTTTGTTACCCCTTGGTCAGACCCGCGGACAGTTGCGAACATAGGCAGACTTGTCGATGATGTCATACGGTACGGCAACGTAAACGATACTGCCGTCGAGTTGCTCGTCCCTTCGATATAAAACTGGACGAATACGGTAGTGCCTACTTTTTTATAGAATATCAGTTTCGTGTTGTAACTCGACCATCCGACAACCGTCGACGTGCCGGAATAATTCGTCCATACCCCGTCGACGTAATATTTATTCGCTACCTGCGTCGATGACGTAGGGTTAGTCGCCGTGACTTCGGGAAAATCTAAAAACCATTTTATCCCGTCAACTTCCTGGTCGCCCCAGGTTTTTACCCCGCGCTGTACTTTCCGCAACTCGTCGTTCAATACTGTCACAGTCTCATTATTGAACTCGGTAATGACTTCCTGCGCCTGCGCGGAAGAAATAAACAGCAGGACTAACGCCGCGGCCTTAATATATCGGCTCAATATCATATAATACGCTCATCCGTTTAATGGTCAGGTCGCGTAAACTGTTCTCTGACACTTTTATCTTGAACAATTCGCCTAAAAACTTGCCGCCGGTAAAGTATTCGGTGTAATGTTCAGGGTACGCCGCAAGGTTAACGGTAAACGTGTTCGTCCCGCCCTCGTAATTGCTGAACTCAACGGTCAGCGTCCCCGCAGATTCACTTTCGTAATATAAATCGAGTTTCTTTAACCCTTTCGTATACCCCGGCATCAGATCAACCCAGCCCGATTCCCAGCGGAACGGGATAGACGATTCAGTGTTCGCCGCTTCCTTGAAATACGATAACTTGATTACGTAATTGTTGTTTTTATACAACGACGGGCTGTATGTTATATCCGACGTCTCAAGTGACGCGCAATACTGTACGTACCTATCTGCGGTAATACTCGAACAGTCAGACCCTAACGGGTCGCCTAACGCATACGTCGTATTCCATGACGCTACCTGACACCCCGTCGCTGTTGAACCTGACCGCATGAAAAACTCAATATCGCCGTACGGCGTCAATTCCTCGTTCCAGTACAGTTTATCGAACCCGGACGCGCCTAAATCAAGGACCTGGGAAGTATACGTCCCGTCTTTATCCGGCCGGCCTACGGTAGAAGTAGTGGTAATCCCTACCGTCGCGGGAGTGATATCCCCTAACGTTTCCGTCCATGCTATTTCGATCACCGGGCTTTCGCTGTCCCCGCCGGAAGTCGTCGGTATATACCGGCAATCGTCCCATGTCCCCGTAAAATCAGAGTGCCTGCGGTGGACAACTTCATACGTCCCGCTGGCATGAGCGTATACCGTGCCGTCAGACGCGGAGCCGGAATATAAAATGTCCCAGTCCGTGCCTGAAGCGAAATTGCACATGGCGTTAATATATAACAGGTCGGTGGTATACGACTTGTTGATCATGTCGTATATGAGGATCCTGTTATTCTGCGAGATCCCGGTCGCTTTTGACGGGTACGCGAGGTAATATATGTTCTTGTTATACTCCCCCCAGCAGTTAGAGAAATTCGATTCGAGGATATCTTTTATCGTAGGGTCGATAGAATCGCTTATTTTTACCGAGAACTGGCCGTTGAATATGTACAGCCCGGCATACGATAAGTACATTATCCCGACAGGAGTATTAACTGCAGTATACGGCGCTCGGCATCCGACAAACGAGAACGGGTCGGATATTGCCCAATCTTCGTCAGGGTCGTCGCCGTCAGTGTATAGTTTCTGGATAGTGTTATCCTTGCTGACGGTAAGTATCCCTAAGACGTTCTTAATAAACGTTATCTGGTCTCCGTCGTTCGGCCGGATATCGAAATACGAATCTGTCTCAAAGAAATCATGCGAACCGTCGTCTGAATAGTATAATCTCGAAGGGTTAACAGAATTGTTTGCTATCCATAACCTGTTCTTGTGTATCAGGCAGTACTTTCCTTTCGGCACGGTCGCGTCAAATACCGTGGTATTATTAACCGTAGGGTACGACGCGCCTAACGCGCCGTCAGCGTCAGAATCGGTCAGCGTAACTGCGGTATTGTTGGCGATAGTGCCGTTCGATAAGAGTTTATACTCCGTCCCCCCGTTTGCGATACGGTACACTTTCCGGCCAACCACGTCCTCGCCAAGATACGTGTCCGGGCCTATGGGTATCATGGTAAGGTTGATATCGTTATCAACGACGGTAACAGCAGATGACGCTACGTTGAATATGACTTCGTACGTAGCGGTATAGAACGACACTTTATACGTATACGTCCCGCTCGGCCCCGCACCTGACCCCGCGTCTGTGCCTAAACATGAACCGAGATACGTCGCTGAAGAAGACGCGCCGTCCCATTTCATCGGCTGGTTCATCCCGTCCGTGCCGATACATATATTGTGCCACGTCAAGAACTGCCAGCGGTAATCGGGATACGCAAGATCGAGTATCTTGGTAAACGTACCCGTAGAATCCGCGCCATACTCTATTTCGTCGCCGTGGGATACGACAATATACTTCGTCCCGGTTTTTAAGTATAACCTGTGCATCCCGGTAATAGGTTCGGTATTATCCGCTGTGCCGTATAACAGCACCGGGTCGCGTTTCGTCAACGCGCCATGCTCGGAGTTTAACCTGATATTCTCGGCAACGGTCGCCGCACCCTTGGTTAACCCTATTTCCGTAGGTTTCGTAAGCAGGCCGCGCGAGAAATCGTCAATGGTATATACCTGGTCTCCCGCAGGCACTTGCGCGTATGCCTGTGATACACATACCGCCAGCAGTACCAGCGCCGCCGTCTTACACAATCGGCCTAAGATATCGTACCCCTTTTTTGCTCGCATTGATTTCTGTCCTCATCCATTGTAAAAACGAGTCATATTCCGCTTTTGCCGCTAACGCTTCCGCCTGTTTTCCTTTTAAACTCTTTGCCCGGTAAATAAGGTATAACACCAGCGCGTTATGGTACGGCTCTAAATACGTAAGCTGGTTGAACGGCTCAATATCGTCGGAATTAAAGTCGTCGGATACGGAAACGTAATATACCTGTACGGTATCCGCGGTCTTGATCTTGCGGTCAACCCACAACGTTTTTCCGCGCATAAAATATTTATCCGGCGATCCCGACGCCCTGGATTTCCATGACGGGTACTCGTTGTTCAGCTGCGCGATCGTGGTCAAATCCAGCGGGTCGTCGTCGTAATATACCCCGCCGCCGGGAAAATCGTCGATCGCATAAAACTTC